TATACAAAGGTCATTATACTTATCCTATGGTGGCGCAATTTTCAACTGGAATATTGGCGCAATTTTCAATTAGTATCTACAATGTCATAAATTTACTGGAAGATGCCAAAGGGGAACTGGAGGACATCTTAAACGAGGAACAGGATGCCTATGACTCCTTATCGGATGGGCTTCAAATGTCTTCCAGAGGAGAAAAAATGCAGGAGTATATTGACTTGACCGATGACTGCATAGGGAAGGTAAATGTGGTGATTGATTTTGTGGAAAGGGAGATTGTGAAGAAAAATTAGATGCTTTATTTGTGTATATCCAATAGGTTTCTTATTTTTGCTGTAACATTAATTTATAAATACATGAATAGAGAAGAATTCTGCAAAATCATTACAGATATACGGAAGCGATCTTCCATTAAGATGAAAGATATTTGTTTTCAAATGGGAGTCATGCCTACTGCTGTGTATCGTTTAGAAAAAGGAAGTTCCAACTTTGAAATGGGGAACATGATGTCATATATAAAAGCTCTACACCATACTCTTGTAATCAGAAACGAACAGCATTCATATCATACAAATGACGCGCAAGAATTAGGATGTATATTGGCATTAATTCGTAAAGAAAAAAAATTATCGCAGAGAGCTTTGGCAAAAGAAGCGGGATATGCACACCTTACAATTGCTAATATTGAAAGAAAAGCTACAATTATAAGCATAGACACTTTGCTTAAAATTGTGGATGTTTTAGGTTATGATATTAAAATAGAAAATAATGACTCCTTCGGTATTTCATCAAAACATTAAAGAAAAAGGAAATAAAAAAACATTGGCTGAAAGAGTACCCCAAAAAACTAATAAAGGCATTACTGCTTTTCATCAAATAGAAACAAAAAAGCAGTTTAGTCTTATAGTACCTGATGAACAAATATGTGAAAAATTTAGAGAGGGGGGAAATATAAAAGATATTGTAATTTGGTATTCTAATGTTACTGGGAAAGAAATAGAAGAATCAAAAAAGATAATTGTAAGATTCTTACTTGATAGAAAGGATATGGCTGATTATGTAAATGAAATTCTATTTAATACTGATTATTATAACTACATAATGGAAGGGACGCCTTCTACCCCAGAATCCAAATCAGATAGAAACTGGGGGCGGTTGTTTAAAACTACAGGCATTATATTAGCATCATTTGTGCTCTTTGTCATATTTTTAGCTGTTAGTAATGCCGGCATAGCCAATACATTGTTTTTTATTTTTGTATTAGGAACAACATATTCTATTATTGGAAGAATGAGTGAGAGAAATAATGCTCAAACATTTGGTTGTATTATGGGTATAATAATAACTATTATTGCCCTTTGCTTCATTTGGAATGCAGCTTTTAACTGGAAGCCAATAACATAGGTATGGCTCTACAAGAAGCAATAATTGAAGTGTTTAAAAGGTTTCAAATCAATTTTGTGAAAAGGGATATATTGTGAAATAGATATTTTATTTTGTAGGTATAAATAAAAATATTTATTTTGTAAATAAAAAACTCATGATGGACAGAAAAGAATTATCGCTTATGATTAAAAATATGAGAGAGAACTTAGGGGTTAGCAAATATCGTGCTTCTAAAGATAGTGGGTTAACCGAAATACAAATAGGATACATGGACGATGCAACCCATTCATATTCAATTGGGAACATGTTCCGTTATTTAAATGCCATAGGCGGGTATCTGCAAATAAGAAGTTCTATATGTAAAAAATCGTTTATCTTAAAAAGTAGAGAAGATTTTGTTGCTGCGTTTAAAGAAATGCGTGCAACTAATCAATTATCCCAAAAGAAAGCTGCATTAAAAATAGGGGTTAATGCAGCTATTATAACCGGAATTGAATCTCGAAATATAGATACATCTGTAGATAAGTTTATTCAATGCGTATATGGCTTAGAATATGAAATTATTGTAAAATATAGAAACTGATGGTTACGTTTATTTGTATTATCATATGGATGGTGGCAGGACTTTGTATTATTGTTATGTGTGAGTTTTCTTTAGAAAAAGAAAAAGACCAACATGTTTCATGGAAAAGATATTGTATTTGTATACTGTTATCCTGTCTACTTACTTATTTTCTTTTATATATGCACAACGAACACTATGAATTATTATCTGATTTTTTCTTGGCTGTAGGGCTAATTTGTGTTATTATTTACGCCATTTCTATGGCCTTTGCTAAGCGATAAAATATCAGACCTATCAATACCTGAAAAAAGAAGACATGTATCCACACGATAATATTTTCAATATTTATTACAATATAGGAAAACGAACTCCATTTTTAGTTAAACGATGTGAGGTGGGGCTGGTACGCTCCGCCAGCGAAGAAAGACGTATTGACCCAAACAAAGATCGGACTTTCTTAGTTGAAATAGTAAAGCCACACGGCAAATATGGTAAGGCTTATGGCAAATGTTTTGTGAACGGTAAGCCTGATGACACATATAGGCAAGAATGTTATCCAAATATCAAAGATGAAGAAATACCTTGTGCTGGGTGTGGGGAATGGGTTCTGATTGATGTTCCAGGTGTATCGCTTGATGAAATATTCCCTATTCACAAAGCGAGCGATATACTTATGTTTGGTAAATATAAGGGTAAATCTTTTGGTGACATCTATAAAGTAGATTGCCAATATCTTCATTGGTTAGAAGCAACGGACAGGCTTTTTAAAATTGACTTTGAAGAGCTTAAACAATTATATCCAGGTGTTGAAAAACAAGAAGATATACCTATTGCAGACAAAATAATTGATTTTGGAAAATATAAAGGGAAAAAATTTCGTGATATTAAAGATGACATTTCTTATCTTGAATGGCTTGTCTCAATCAACAGAATATCTGCTGAAGACTTCAAGTTGCTGACTACGGTATAACGGATAAATATATTTCGTTTTAATACCATAGAACAAAATAAAAAACGTTCGTTTATTTGAATTCTTTTGGGGTATCACATTTGTGTTAAATATTAACCCATAGGTTTATTTATTGTCTAATATATTTGGATAATACGATTGCCAACACTATTTTTGTAAAAAGTATCGTTTAATTCAAGCATAGAAATATCGTGGAAATAGAAAAAATATACCCTCCATATATTTATAGTATTAAATATGATGACGAAGATGTCAATGAATTTGAACGGCTGTTTGAAAATTGGAGAGATTTGGATGTAGTCGTAGATTTCTTTGAAAAAAACAAAGAACATCTGAAATCAAAAGTTTGGTCTGCCGTTTGCGAACCAGAAGCCGCTGCTTATCAGGTATCCGAAGAAGCAGATGATTTGGAAATCTTGTTTCGCAAGTTATATTTCAACGCAAAAGAAAAAAACAAACCGGATTTTGATTCTCACTTTAAATTTTTGGATGGGAAATATAAATTTGAATTTGAATATGCACCAATGAAGTCTTACGGTACCGAATCCCCCTCTTTCATCCGGCTATATGCTATAAAAATGGGAGCAAATAGATATATTATTGTAGGAGGGGGTATTAAACTGTGTAAAACGATACAAGAATCGCCGTATCTAAAAGACCATATTATCCAAAATATAGACAAGGTTAGGGCATGGTTAAAGTGTAACGGCATATATGAAGAAGATGAATTTACTAATTAAAAAAATAACTATGGCATTTAATTTTGAAAAACTGAATGAGTTGGCAAAGGACCGTTCACAAGAAGTCATAAGGAAATCCGAGGAACTGGAAAAAAGCAGGGATTGGTTACGGATGTCTCGAATGATAGCGCTTGCAATCCGATACCATCTACGCAAAGAGGGGATTACACAAAGAGCATTTGCTGATATGCTTGATGTGTCCCCTGCTTATATCGGAAAATTACTGAAGGGCAATGAGAACCTCACACTTGAAACGATTTGCCGTGTGCAATCAGCTATAGGCGAAAACCTAATTTCTATTCATCGCCCGTATGAGTGTAAAGTCTCTATTTTATCTTATGATATAAACAGCTTTAGTTTTGGTGGAGAAAAAGATAAATATGAGTCTGTCACTACGGTTACAGAATATTCCTCCATTAAAAATGCCGCATAAAACATTTGAATATTATGAAAGATGTGATGTACAGATACGCTAAAATGGAATTGGAACAGTTTGCCATGTTTGAAGAAAACATGAAGGATGAACATGGTGAAATTCAAGTACAAACAGAGGCGCAGTTTAAGTATGATAAACTCCAACATGTGCTTTGTAGTAAAATTACAGTGACATTTTCCAATGTGGACTCTCCACTGATGAGGGCTGTCATTGACAGTTATTTCTTGATACACCCAGATTCTATAAGTGGAATTACTGACAGCGAAGGGCATATAATATTCCCGACTAATATTTTAGTACAATTTGCTTCTTTGAATTATGGCTCACTTAGAGGGATAATACATTTAAAAACATTAGGCACAAAGTTGTCTGGTTATATCTTACCACCTATATTTTTTAATGATATTATTACAAAAGACTATATAGCTGAATAATCATTGATAAAGCAAAGGTGATAATTTCAAATAATAAATCATTATGGCGGAAGAAAGTAAATACGCATATGACGAGGAATCCGTCAAAGCAATCATGCACTGGGCGGAAACAGCACAGTTACCGAAAGAAGTAATATTATCAGAATCCGAACATATCTACGACACATCTCTATATGTCCGGGCGAACATAAACGACATCAAACAGCATTATCCAGATGCGTTTTATAACCCGGCTATTGACCGGTTGTATCGGTTAAAGGAATTTGTAGAAGGGGCGGCTGAATAGCCGCTCTTTTTTATGTCTAAATATATTTTTACATAAAAACATAACCCTCCCCTCTTCCATTTTCCTATTCTATAGAAAACGATAGGAAAATGGAATACCAAAGTGTAGCAATAATAAAAGATGAAAATGATTCATCTCAAATGTTTATTCTCAATATCGAAAAATTAGCAGAAACGATTGTCATTAAAGGAAATGGAACAGAAGACTGCAAAATTAAAGATTTTCTTAAATCAACAATAAAAGAAACTCTTAGCGATATTCTTATAGATTTGTTCCATACAGACAACTCCAAACCAGTAATTGTCTACATTAATACTTTGGTATCTGGAATTGTATCTATTTAATGGTTAGACGATTTTAAGAAGTTCCTTCCGTAGTTAGTGAACGTTATTTATTATAGACTAAAATTTTATTATATGAAAGCTATTATTGAAGCAAAAAAATATAGGGACAGCAATTCTTCGTATATTGTTGTAGAGATACGCTTCTTTTGTGTTCCTATATTTTATTATAAAAAGCAATGGGCCTGTTAATCTATTTTCACGAAAGCATTTATATTTCCTGTTATTGTTAGATATGCTCCTTGGGTATTACTCCAGTACACTGCGGTTAAATACTCGTTGTCCTTTTTGTCTATAACAACCATCTTGATTGGATCAATTGTATTGACAATTTGTACGATGTCTCCAATTTCTATATTCATAATGATAAATGTTTATTAATTGAGAAAGTAAAGGTACTGCTATTTATTGACAATTGAATATAATTGTGTATAATTATTTTTCAAAAAATTACTTGGTTTTCTCAACTACCCCTACCCTATCCCAACTATTACTTAAAAAGGCCGAAGATATGTTCTCCGGTAATGCAGATAAAATTCATCAATTTACAAAGTCTTTTTGACTTCTTTTTGATTAGTTCTGTAAACCTTGCGATGGCAACTGAAATAATATCATAAATCAAAATAGCATAATTGATCCATGATATTTCAAATGCGTCGACAAGGTTTGCTACTAAAAGGGAACCTGCATGACTAATCTTACCATGTTAGTTGAAAATTACATAAATTGCTGAAAATCGCGTATAATTATTTATAAATATGCCAAAAAACAAATTATCCATTACACCTCCAGACAAGAAGAAGACTTTGGAGGCATTTTTTCGTTATTATGAATTAAGTAGTTTATTATTCGATCAAAAACAAAGCGAAATATATAATGTCACAGATATTCCAAAAACAAATAAGTTTTATAAACCGGCCAAAGACATAGCCAAACAATTGCAAATTAACTGGAAGACTATGACGCATGAGGAGAGCAACCGTATCATGTTGGCTTTATTAGAAGATTCCTTTAATCTTATACGTGAAATAGAAGATTCTAAAGCTATAACACTTCAAACTAAAATAATAATAGAAAAATGAGTACTGTACAGATTTACGACTTGTATGCTCAAAAGATTGCCGATATAACTAATGTCCCCTACCCTTACATTGTTATATTGAGAGACAAGAATTTATTGAATTTAAAGGAAGCAAGAGACAAACTAATCCGGCACGATTATTGGAAATTGGTAAAAACAAACAAGTTTACACATAATCAGATCCTTGAAAATCTTGCCGGCATATATGATGTAAACAAACGTCAAATTTTATATGCAATTAAATTTAAACCCAAGCGTACATATTATTGTCAGCAATGTGGCTCCCAATTATCTAAAATAAAATTTATCCGGAATAACGGTATATGTGACAGGTGCATTTCTAATCAAATTAAATTATAATTTTATGGACAATCTGTACATTGAAGCGTATAAATTCTATAAAGAAGAATGCGCAAATAGTTTGGTATTATTTCATAACCAATCTTGTTTTGAAGCCTATGAAGAGGATGCTATTCGATTAAGCAATCCCCTTAACCTTCCTGTAAGCTATAGAGCGGGCATAAAATATTGCGCTTTTCCAGAGGATGCTCTTGAAAACTCTCTGCCGCTTCTTGTACACATTGGTATTCCAGTTAAAATTGTAGAATACCGTAATGAAAAAGGAGAATTTTCAATCCCAAAAGTGAAACGTATTTTAGAAGATGAAATCATGGATTATTGAGATTTTCGATATACTAATAAAGATTTTTCCAATTCTCTGAAATATAGTTATTTATATTGATTAAATTATTTAGTTTTCGTTTAATTTAAATATCTGTATTACAATATTTTAAATATAAAATACATTCTAAATTGATTATATTTTCAAAAACAAAATATTACCTTTGCCTCGTCGTCTTATAGTTGGCGAGGCTTTTATATGCAAACTAATATCATAGCAATATGGACAGAATAAAAACAAAGTTGAAATTTACTAAATCAACCGTTTCTGGGTCTTGGGTGGGATTTATCTCTATCAATACTAAGACCGGTAAAATAAAAGGTGTGAGAGAAGATTCCGAAGAACCCAAATGTGTATGTATTGCATCACGTGAACTGGAGGCAGTAATCGAACCAGATGTATTATATGATGTGCAAATGATTCCAATGACAAATAATAGACGCGGATTCATTGTTGTTGCAGCAGAGCCACATGCTTTTGAAGCTAAGATAACTTCTACGGTTGTTAAAAACGCCATATATAAAGTAGAAGTAAAATTTGGGAACAAAACCATAATATATGACCCTATGGACGGTGAAAGGTTTTCTATTCGTACCATTAGCGGTGTTATAAAGCAACTGGCAAAGCGGAAAGACATTAAAAACCTTTTGCTGGTTATTGAAGATTTTCGTAAAGCAGCCAATATTGTGTTAACTGTGTTTCAAAATGACGGTCACTATGTCCCCACAAATAAAGCTTATAAAACAACAAAAGCCTAAATTACCACGAAAGCGGAAAAAAGCATGTATAAAGGCACAGGGACGTAAATCGTATTACAGTACAGTTAATCTTGCTAAAGTGGATGGCGAATACCCTTGCAAATTTTGGATTAATTCGACAGTGGAGATGAGACCAACAATGATAAATGGTACTGTAGCTCTTATTCCCACTCCGTCTCAATATTGGTAGGATATGATAAGAATCCCAATAGAAGGAATAGCTACAGATGCAGCTCATTCTGTAAAAAATAAGACAACAGAGTATCAAGGAATAGATTTGCGAACCGGACAACGGATCTTTTATCAGAACCTGGGAAACAAAACGGTGAATATTGGAGAGTTCTTAGGCGTTGTTGAAGCGGCGAAATACATTATTGAAAACGATTATTCCCCCAAAATTATCTATACAGATAGTATAACAGCAATAACTTGGTTCCAAAACAAGAAAACGGCATCCAAGAAGAAATGTAAAGAACTTCAGAAAGCCGAGATATTTCTTAAAATTCTTGCATGGGATGTTGATACAATTGAGGTCCGGCACTGGAATAACAAAGAATGGGGAGAAACCCCAGCTGATTTTGGGAATAAATAAAACTGTGTTGCCAATCATAAGCAGCTAACAATTAAATTATTATACAATGAAAGAACAGCTTATAGACGAAAGAGCAAGTATTATTGCCAATTTAAGACAATTGGTTGAGTCCTTGGTAGAATTAAATGCGGAGAACCAAAGCACACGTGTCTTCCAATAAGACAGACATTAAGAAATTGAAAAAAGATAGTGCAGGTTCAACTCCTGTTTGCGGCACAATGACATAAGTCAATAAGAGTTCTTTGAAATATATCAAATTAATATACGATGAAAAAGTATGTAGAACAATTCTTTTTTATGATAGCTATCTTATTCGTTGGCAATAGGGTATTCAACCATATTAACGCTTGGTTGGGAATTGCTATATGTTTTGGGGTTTGCTATCCAGTTATTAACATCATTAAATTAATTATCAAAAAACATGAAGACAAAGATTAAGTGTATGTTGGTTGCTTTTATGGCAGCTGTAATTTTTTCATCCTGTGAACGTGTCGCTCCTAACTATGCCGGAGTTCTAATGGAGAACTATGGTAAAGATGGTAAGGAGGATTTTAAGATTGTGTCTGGGAAGGTATCTACATGGGAATGGGGAACCGAATTGTTTCAGGTGCCGTTGTTTGAACAACGTGGCGGATTTCAGAAATCAGTAACGTTAAAAGCGGCCGATAACACAGAGTTCAACGCTACCCCTCTATATTCATATAGAGTTATTAAAGACAAAGCGATTGATGTTGTATTTGATAATAAGCATATCGGAAACGGGGATGGATTTATGAGATCTTTAGAGGATAACATTCTTGAACCGCGCATTTATGACCTTATTAAAGAAGAAAGCCGAAAATATAAAACCGATACGCTTATGGCTGATGGCGGCTCTTTAGCTTTTGAAAAGAAACTGGAGGATATTGTTAGAACAGAATTTAGAGACCGTGGCTTGGATTTAAAATCATTTTCAGCTCAATTAGAATTTAGCGATCGAGTAAGAGAAAAAATTGATAATAGAAACGAGGTTAATACTAATATCTCTGTCATAGATCAAAAAATCGAAGAGCAGAAAAAGCAAAACGAATTGGAAAGGTTAAAGACAGAGCAGGCTCTTATTGCCTCAAAGGGGTTGACAAAGGAAATTCTATACAAACAGTTTATTGATAAATGGGATGGGAAAACACCTTTATACGGGGTGACTCCAGAATTTCTTAAAATAACCAATTAACAATATCCGCTTCCTTAAATAACAAATACCAAGGAAGCGGATTTAAAGGACCGGTAGCTCAGTTGGTCAGAGCAGCAAACTCATAATTTGAAGGTCAAGAGTTCAATTCTCTTCCGGTCCACACCACATAGGTTATTTAGTAGTAGTAGTATTCTTCCCCCAATTCGTTGTGAAATGCGTTGGGGTGTTGTTCTGGTAATTCAGCAGGTTAGAATGCGACACTGACACTGTCGAAGTCGGTGGTTCAAGTCCATCCCAGAACACACGGTTTACAACGTTCTTTGACATTTTGAAAAAAAGAGGAAGCAATGTGCTATGAAGTTTTCATATAACTTCATGGAAACAACTGTAAACGAACCGGTCACCGTTGCACATTGCCTTTATTCCTCAAATCAAATGTTTCGTTCTTGCAGATTTTCGCTACCCACAATGGTACCAAGTTGTGTGACCGGCCACGAAGGTGATGCTGCAAGATACGACCGTTATTTTTGACTGGGTTTAACGGCGACCCTTAACCTCGGCTATAAGGAGCCTTATCTCCTTTATAAGCCACGCCAATGCGCAGATTGGCAAGGTTATATTCAACAACGTTTCCATTGCGGTTGCAAAGTTAAGACTTTTAGTCAAAAGCCGGTGAAAATCCGGCAATTTACTCGGCTCGTCTATCGGAAAGGACATCTGCCTTTCGAGCAGAAAAGAATGGTTCAACTCCATTGCCGAGTGCAACAAGCCCGAAGTACAAGGGAACGAACATGCAGGTTATGCTGAGACAAGTCGATATGCAAGTAAACTAAGCCCTGTCTGGAATCGTTGGTCCAGGAGTGTGATACCGAGCTGTTGGCAGAATCGGTATGTCAGATGTCTTTATGGGAGTGTTCGATTCCTCCACCATCGCCGAAAGGGGGGATGGGTCGGTCAGGGAGATAAAGACATCATTTGCTCTTATAGCTCAGTGGCAGAGCGGATGACTGTTAATCATCAGGTCGGTGGTTCAAATCCATCTAAGGGCGCATTTGACGAATAGAAGATTGTTATTGGATTAGCTTATTTTTCTTTCCGTGAAGCTGTGAAGTTGTGAAACTTCCAGCTATCTGGTTCATTAGCCAAGTGGTAAGGCAATGGTCTGCAAAACCATGAACGCAGGTTCGATTCCTGCATGAACCTCTAAAAATGGGGAGCTGCAATGACTCCCCCAAAGATAACAACCATAGTGGGTATGGTTGTGAAATCAAAATGACTGCGACTATTCGCAAAGTTGAACCAAAAGAGACATGACAGTTATAACTGTCTGAAGGACAACGCAGATTGCAACTATGTTATCTCTTCGCTCTTTACTAAAATGATTCGACTTACCAGTAGGTTTAGTCATATTGCCTGCAAAGGTAAGTGAAATTTGCGATAAACTGCCATTTTGAAGAAAAACTGTTTAGGGTTAAGTGGAAGCCGGCCCCTGTGCAATTGCTGGAAACCCCAGTACAAACACTTATCCGGTCATGGTGGTTACAGTTGATCCACCATTATAGTGCATTAGTTCAGTGGTTAGAACGCTACACTGTCACTGTAGAGAACACGAGTTCGATTCTCGTATGCACTGCAAAAATACAACCATGCAACCAACTACTGCATGGAGGAAGATAAAAATAAATCTATTTTTGATTAAGCATCAGCTACTTTCTAAACTTAATATATAAAATTATGGGTAAAATTACAATGTATGATAATTTAACAAGCGTTGTAGCAAAATTAAGCGAAGGAAACCCTGGGGCAATGAACGCTTGCTGCTTATTAATCAAAGAAGGAGGTTCCGTCTATCCATACGGAAACAGTTTTGAATATATTAAAGATCTGGATGATCTTGGCATATATGGAACTGATATATATGTCCTGTGGAGTGACATTTGTCAACGTGATTTAGCAAAGATGATTACCATGTTACGAATCGCAATGAGAGATGCAGGCAAAGCGGATTTGCTCAGAAACGCTTGTGGTCGACAGGATTATTCTGGACGAAAATTATTGCAAGACGATGATATTTTCGGCTCAATTTTCAATTAAAATTTAGAAAAATGAAAAAGTACATTGGAACAAAACAGATTGAAGCAGAACCTATGACAAGAGGTGATGCGTGGGGAAAACATCTTCTTAGAGAAAAGCCGTCAACGGAAAATTTTGACGATGAAGGTTATCATGTTCGTTATGAAGACGGATACGAAAGCTGGTCGCCTAAAGATGTGTTTGAAAAGGCATATATGGTTGCTGATACACCAGTTGACCGTATGCAGATAGAAGCCAAAGAACTCAATGGAAGATATGTAAAGTTAGCCGCTTTCATTGATTCAGGTAAAATGGATGAAGTCGTTAATGATATGTACAACAAGTGTTTACTGGAAATGCAGTGCTGTACTATGTTCGACTATATACGGCTTCTTGATACTCGCATACAGCGTATGCAAGGTTCTGATGGTGCAAAAGTAATAAAGATGAATTTTGGTATGGCTATTATGGCTCTCAAAGCAGGTTATTCAATTCGTAGAAGCGGTTGGAACGGGAAAGGATTAATGGTATTCAAACAGGTTCCGGCTCATATAGAAAGTGACATTGTCCCTAAGATGCAATCTCTTCCGCAATCAGCAAAAGACCTTATTCTGAAAGGCAAGGGATTCATTGACTATACAAGCCAGTGTCTTATCTACAATGAGAATACTGGACGTGCTGATTCATGGGTTCCGTCTATCAGTGATGTATTTGCAGAAGACTGGGAAATTGTTTGTTGATGTATGAAGTATTTAAAGATTCACAAGCTACTATGGTTTATAATCGTAGTAGCTTTTACTCTTTTAGAGGGAGCCGTAATAGTGTTGTACTATATTATTTTCTTGATATGGAACTTTCGCTATCCCAAGGATTTATGGGCTGGATTCCATAGTGCTGGGCATGATTACGAAAACCACTGGGGAGGATATTCATACAAGGACAAAAACATTCTTGAAACGATTATTCGGAGATATAAATGTACATGGTCATGAATGTATTAGAGCATTATGTAACCGAGATTATAGGAAAACCATATTACCATGATTATGGCAGTGGCAATTTCAAATGGTGGCTCAAGGTGAAAGCAGTTTGCTATGGGCATGAGTGTGAGAGCACACTTATGTTCAATACGAAAGAGGAAGCAGATAGAGTTCAATTGGGCTATATGTTTTTATCATAATCAAATAAAATATGAAATTTATAACCCGAAGTAATTATGCAACAAATTATCGAAGTAGAACATTGTGGGAATGATCATCTTGAACCCATATACTCAATTTGCGAAAATCCGATTCACGGATTTCCTAAGCCCAAAAGTGGAGGTTTATGGACGTCACCAATAGATTCGGAATACAGTTGGAGAAAATGGTGTTTAAGTGAAGATTTCAATGTATGGCAGCTTGAAAAGAGTTTTAGATTGAAGGTAGACACAAGTCGATTACTTATCATTGATAGTTTGGATGATTTGATACGAAAAATGGTACATCCACATATCATGGAACTTGATCAATATGGACTGTTTTGTATCAACTGGGGGCAATTAGTAAAAATGTATGATGGCATTTGGCTTACAGTTCGTGGAATGATGGAGACATGCTGCTCTTATCCATATTCTTTACATTGCTGGGATTGTGAAACCGTATTTCTTTTCAATGAAAAGCCAATCATCGAAGTATTAACAAACAAAAATTAGAGAAATGGCACAAAAAGAATTGCAAGACACTGTTATTGTGACCGGCTGGAAGTCTGCTTATATAGCTAAAAGAAACAATGGTAAATCTCAGATGATGAGCATGATTATATTAGAGTAAAAGCGCGTCTTTGGGTTGCAAACTTCTCTCAGATAAACGAGGAAGAAATGAAAGATTTTGCAAAAGGAAACGAATAAAAATCAAATTGATATGGTGGCTTATGTCACAATAATAACTTCTAAATCATTTGTAAGTATTATAAATCATTTATAAAATCAGCAATGGAAAAGAACAATGATATAAAACAGTCTCTTTATGATATACAGCCTGGAGACAAGGTATATTTTAGGAGCAATTATTTTTCTACAATATATACTGTAGACCGTGTGACCCCAACTTTGATTATATGTAATAACACAAAGTTTCGTAAAAGCGATGGCAATAAAACGCCTGCTGAAAGATATAATTATAGCAATATAGAAGTACTTACTCCCGAATTATTAAATCAGCATCAGCAAAAAGTGATGCGGGCGAATTTAGTACGACAATTCAAAGAAATTCAGCCTGACAGATTGACTAACGAGCAATTGCAACAAATCATTCAAATAACTCAATTACCCAATTCAGATGAAAATATTTAAAAAACTGAGAAAATGGTGTTACAGCACATTGGAGTTTGCCAGACATACATATTCTGATATTCATGGACCGTATAAAAACAGGTCAGCACGAAGGGCCGCAAATAAAAAGAGATAAAATTCCATAAAAGCGCGGATTTATTCTTATCTTTGCGATATAAACAAGTGAGTCTATCCTACATTTATTAACTTATGATTGAAAATGTAGATAAATTGGAATTTTGGAATGTGCTACCAAAATGATACCAAGTGTATAATATGCTGAATATCAATATCGTGCACGACCTTATCGGGAACGTGAACCTTACTTTCAGATTCACTCCATGCTGATTACCGGGTTTCCATTTTGGCATTATCGAAACGATACGTAATGCCTCTTCACATAAAGCAGCATCAGCACTCAGTACAGGATTGATGCTACGGAGAATTTTGGGCTGTATCACACTTCCATCCTTGTCTATAACAACCTGTACAATAATCCTGCCTTCCAGTCTGCTTTGTCTTGCAGCTTGTGGATACCGGATATTCTGTCTTATAAACTCCATCAGTCCAGGCATACCACCAGGAAACTCAGGCATATTCCGAACAACATCAAATATATCATCCTCGCCTGAAGGTGCCTTATAATCCGAAGACCGTGCGGGGCCTACTGGAACAGGTTTGTTTCTGTATGAAACCTGATGAGCGGTATAGGCTTCAAACCATTGTTGGACTGTATAATAACATTCCTCGTTCTCATTATAGACCCTGATTTTCAGAAGATAATCACCCGGTTGACAGTTATCAGGGAAATCAACATCTATCTCTGCTGTTTCCCCTTTTTCAAGACAAAGGACGACAGACTCCTTATCCACGTCCTTATCGAGAATCTTATGTAAATTCTTCTGTTTGCCCTCCAGATAGAAATCAGCTTCACCTTTATATATCAGATTATATTTAAGACTGACAATGGAAATATAAACCTTGCCTCCGGAAATGCTTGTACCATTTACTATGATATCCTCACTTCTTTCACGGTTTATCCGGTTTTTATGCTTGCCAAAAGAAGCTTTGAACACTCCTTCTGTATCATCTATTAGATAACCCCATTTCAAGCCTGATACTGCTTTCTCTGTGGAAGGGGTAGCATTTGCAGAAGGGATATACTTAATCTCTACAACTGTATCTTGGGGAACTTGCTTAGGCCCTTCTTCAACTATTATGGGTTGAGTCCGGCTGTTTCCTTCAGGTAATACAGTATAGAGCCCCTGTTCATCTTTCAATACTTTATGACTGCCCGATTCCAGCCATTTGTTCCACTCATTGAACAAATCGGATATGAACAGGTACAACTCTTCTGAAATATGAATATCTTTACCGGATTTGATATTGAATTTCAGTCTGTCATTCTTTACAGTAAGAAACTTCCTGCATCTATCCAACGCTTTCAGATAAACAATCTGGTTAAAGGCGTAGTTCTTATTGAAACCTTCTCCTGTATACATATCTATTGCAGCATAGGACATTATCCCTCTTATTCTAAGGAAAGTGGTATCGGTTATGGAAGCCTTATACCTGTTCGCCTCTTTCCATAAATTCTCTCCCTCCAGTTTTATCAGGCTGTCCGTTTCATCATCTATAAGAGATATTTCCTCAAAGAGCGTGTCGGTAACATCAGCGTGGTTCTCTTTATTACTTTTTCCATTACAACCGGTCAGAAAAAGACAACATACTAGAATATATAGCATCTCTGTTTTCATATGTCTATAGTATTAATGCTACCTCCCATTGATCTATGAAACGTCCTTAAAGATAGAGATATTATCTGAATTTTAATTTCTATTTCTCAATATCCTGCTTTAAAACAGTTCTTTTTTTAGCAGGAATAAGATATAATCAAGAGTTTGGCAGAGCCTGAAGTATGGAACGAAGTGGAATGTAATACATAACCATCAGAAGTAAAACAAAGCAGAACAAGGCAACAGAGACGGTTGCCAACTCATTACCTGAAATGGGGTGATTATTCTAATCTTTTTTATTCTAAGAGGTTACAAATCATATACAGATTTAACCAAAAACATTGCAGGCTTGACTTATTATATCCAATTAAACAGCAAACAGACAAAACGACCTCCTCATCTTCTCCACTGTAGAAGGAACGAAGTACCCTAAGACCTCTATTCTCCAATTGACATTTATTCTCTTTCCTCAACTGTTTCTACCTGATGGATGGGAATGCAATAATCACATAATGTCCCATGCCTTCCTGTCTTCAGCCGATAAAATACAATGGTTTTCTGCTGTCCTATCCGATATTTGCAGCAGGTCAGGATTTATGGTATCTACGGCTGGTCATAAAAAAGGCTATGAAAATATGATACTGTATACTTCCGGATTATGGACTTTTAACCGGACTCTCTATTGTAACTGTTCATCATGGACCGGAACGGATACATAGTGTGTTGTTGAATATTTTATCATCCTTTCCATGCCGTATGTACCCGATGAATCATGAAGGAACAGGCTTCTCTATGTCATATATGGTGTGTATGCGTTTTACACACTCTAAGGATAGATAGCTTTTATTATGTAAATCATTGGTGTGTAATCCAATAACCGTAGTATGCTGAATTCTGCGACAACTGATACTTTGAAGGTTTTACACCCCTGAAAGCTATATTTACCCCCTTGGAATTAGTATTCACACACCCAGAACAGAATATCCTCTACCTCATCAATAAACATTGATAGCTTCTTCATGCAAGAGTTAACTGAAAGCCAATTGTATAATAACTATAAGATGTCTATTATACTACTCACTCAGGCGGCGTGAGCCTACAACAAACGAAAGAAGAAAGATATACAATAATTTCATGCAACTTTTTTTCTTAAAATGAGAGATTTTACTTAAAAGGAATAGATTGCATAAGGAAAAATATTGATGCATTCTGTTAACTCTCCATTGGTCAAATTGAATACCGAAAATGTTGCATATGTAAAATCAGTAATAGACCAATGAGCCAGCACATGACACAGTTTATTTTACACTATTTAATAGACCAGTATGACACGATTTATTTACTTCAGAGCTTAATAAAATAATTCATATTTATAACACATTGTCTTCCAGTCATGTATTACATTCTCACTACATTGGCTCCGCCTTACCCCTTTACTTATAATTTATAGATTTTTCTAAGGAGAAACGGAATTACTTTTTCTTCTTGCCTATCATTTCTAATATATAGAGTAATGGATTTTTGGTAATAAGAGGAGTTAATTGAATATCATTTTCTTAAGTTATATTATTCGGCAGCCATATCATTAAAATACATCATCCGTCCGACCAGTACTGAGGCAAAGCTATCATGGACTGAAATAACCGGAAAAAGATCAGCCCCCATAATACAGGTTGATCTTTCTTTTTCCCACTTCCTCAATATCAAGTTCTATGTTCTGCTCCCCAAGACAAGCCAATAGTTCAACCGTTTCTTCAGCAACCTCCTTATCTATCTCTATCACAACACCTTCACCGACAGATACCTTACAAACGCCTCCGGTAGCAGCAATCCTTTCAAGAACAATTTCGGGAAAAACTCTGTTCTGAATCCTTCCGGCTATCAACAATGAATTTCCGACAACCTTGTCAGAAACTATTATACTGTCAGCCCTCATCCTAAAAGCCGACATCAATTCATTCATATCTCCGACTGTAACCATAACGGGAGACAAAGATAATAATTTTTTATGTTAACGGGGATGATGGATAAGGTCTTCTGTTATAGTTCAACCTGCAAAGCTTCGTATCCATTCCGGAGTTTGGGAATTATAACATTAGAGTTGGCTCATTCTCTTCTTTCTTCCCTCCCTCAAGAGAAGAGGGGAAAGCGGAAAGGGGAACCTCTAAAACCTAATTTTTTACTGATTTCTGGATAGATGAAATTGAGAAAGTTATAAAAAATAGTCTTTTCCCCCATTTCCCTATCTCTTTTCCTCCTTGAGGCGAAATAAATCAGCCAATCGGTTATCCGCCTTTCGTCAAATTACGTATCTTTACCGACAAACTATCAATATACAGCCTATGAAAACGCAAATACCTTTTTGCCATGTAACCCTATTAACACTTCCGTCAGTCGTGTCGATGCTTGCCATACTACTTTTATTGGCTGGATGTCAGCATAAATCTGTTGCAACCCACCGTAAAAACGGATGGTATCATGTAACAGGCAATCCCAATGACAGCCTTTCTTTAGAGCCTATCGTTACTACGAAAGATTTCAGTGTTTTACGATTAGATTCGGATGCTTTTGGTAAATATGTAATTTCTGGACAGATAAATCCATATTATATGAACCGATGGGCGGAAGAAACAGAAAAAGCCATTGGAAAACAGATCGCTTTTGTGTTTAATGATTCAGTGATAAGCAACCCCACTGTAAATATAAGGATTGAGAGTGGTAATTTTGCCATAACCTCTTATTGTGACACTCTACTGCCGGGAATTTATGAGGAACTGAATAAGGAAATCAATCCTTCTTACTCGGATAGTTTGACAGGACTTGCTACTGTCCGGTTATGGAAGGAAGCGAGAGAATTTAAAAAGACTCTTACGGACACGACCTTTTTGAAAACCAAAGGTATAATGTCTTATGTCGCTATTGATGCTATGAATGGCAACGGATTTAATCCGCATTATGCCTATAATCAAGTCGTTTATCTCAAAGCTTTGGATAGAGCAAGAAAGAAAATATCCATAGAGAATGGGCATGTAATTTTCCCTTGTCAACGTGGTAAAGATTTGAATATATCAGATGATTTATTTCTGTTTATACAATCCTTATTTAAAGAGTGGAATCAATGGCTGAATACCGGCAACTATCAGTTGGTCAAAGATGAAAATGGTTTGTATACTGTTGAACCACTTCCTAAAAAGAAGGATAAGAAGGCTTCTGTTTCTCTTTCTTCTGCCAAGTCTGAAAAACAACCTATAACGGAAGAACCTTTTCCTTTGAAACATATCATTTATAAGTAATTTCCCTATTTTTGAGAAAAAAATTGATTTTGGGACATACTGCATTAGTTGTAGGCTCACGCCGCCTGAGTGAGTATTATTAAGATATAAACAATAGTGAATCATATAATCTGCTTCCAGTTTACTTTTCAATCCATGCAATGCAAAATACAGGGAAACAAGTGACAATTCCACTGAACTAGTCTGCATTGAAATGGTTGCCGGAAAGGAACGGAAACAAGCCAGGATAAAGTTTTTTAGATTGACAGGGATCGGCAATTGTAACAAACATCTTAAGAAGATGGCGGTAAAAGCCAAAATAGATAAAACATCAGCTATCATCTTGCGAGACATATTATTGATTTTTTTCGCTGATAACAAACGATTTACAGAATCATAAATTACGGCAGGTAACGATTTAGAAACAAGCGAAGTTCCCTTATCTGTCTTATTCTGCATTATTGAAAAGAACGCTTTATTATTAATACAAAGATAAATATCTTTTTTGAATTAAACAGCGAATTTAATAAAAAGAAACAACCTTAACAAAAAACATAGGTACACACAATTCACAAACCCTAAAAATCATTAACTTTGTAGTAGTATTAAATTTATTGTTCAGTAAATCATAGTAAAAGTAGCATATGGATAATGTTTTATTCCCTTCACTATATGAAGAAGATTATATTCTTCGCTCATTGGGAAGCATTGTAACTCAGCCAGATGTGGCATTGACAGAGCTCGTTGCAAATGCATGGGATGCTGGTGCATCGCATGTTACATTATCCATCCCTGAGGAAAAGAATCAATTACTATATATTGAGGATGATGGTGTTGGTATGTCTGAATCAGAATTTCAACACCATTGGATGACACTGCGTTATAACCGTTTGAAAGAGCAAGGGCGGAATGTAATATTCCCTAATGGAGAAAAGGGTAATAGATGTGCCTTTGGCCGAAATGGTGTTGGAAGACATGGTTTATTCTGTTTCGGAAATGAATACAAAGTAATTACCATAAAAGATGGTAAAAAACTAACATTTAAAATAAAGCCTAATGTAAAGTCTCAACCATTTGCGGTTATAGAAAAGAATGAAGAATCTAGTACGGGAAATGGAACAAGACTGGAGGTCGTTGTTACCAAGAATCTTCCTGCAATTAACAAAATCTCTGAAATTTTATCTGCAAGATTTCTTCACGATCCACAGTTTAAGATTACCGTAAATCACAGAACCTTAGAATTGGAAGACTTGACAAGAGAAACAGAACCTGCGGAGATAGACATAGAAGGAACAAACATTCACCTTACAGCATACTTTATTGACTCTACAAAAGCTGGAAGAAAAAGCATATTTCAAGGAATTGCTTTTTGGCAGTCAGGAAGACTTGTGGGTGAGCCATCTTGGTCCCTTGGTCGAAATTTAGTTTTAGACGGAAGAACCTCTTTAGCTAAAAGATACACATTTATTATAAAGTCAAACGATTTAGCAGAATACATAAAAGAAGATTGGAGCGGTTTTAAAGTATCAGATGAAATTGAAAAGGTGTATCAAGTAGTAGAAAACTTTATAAATGATTCGTTTGAGAGTGTTGCCCTCGCTACAATTTCAAATGTAACAGAAAATCTGGATATTCCTATTAAGCAGTCACTTAAAAAAGTTAATCCTTTAGTCCGAGAGGAGGTAAAAAGTGTAATAACAGAAATAGTTAAGACGAATCCTAAAGTTAAACAAGAATCTGTTAATCTTGTTGTTCAGACTATTATCAATATGGAAAACTCCAAAAACGGACATGAATTATTGGAGAAACTATCTACATTAAGTTCAGATGATATTGATGGTTTAAATAGTTTGTTAAGCAAATGGACAGTAAGTGACGCGTTAGTTGTTCTTAATGAAATTGACAGAAGACTTTCAATAATAACAGCTATTAGAAAACTCGGAAAAGACAAAACAACGGATGAACTACATGTTTTACATCCAATGATCGCTGAATCAAGATGGTTATTTGGCCCTGAATATGAGTCATCTGAATATATATTCAATCAACAAATGAAGACTGCTGTTGAGAAGATATTTACAGATGTCAAATATTTAACGTCAGATGCAAATTACAAAAAGAGACCAGATTTAATTTGTTTGCCTGATAGTACTGTTGGAGTAACTGGAATAGAAGACATACCATCAGACCTAGGATTAGTCAAGGTGCGTAAGTTGTTACTTATTGAACTTAAAAAAGGAGGATTTAAGATTAAAAGAGAAGAACGCAATCAAGCACAAGGATATGTAGAGGATTTATTAAGTTCTAATTTAGGTGTTGACTGCCAGATTACAGCTTATGTTGTTGGTGATTCTATTGCTGACAATTTAACATCACCTACTAAAATCGGAGAAAATGGTAGAGGTACTCTTTTTGTTACAACATTTGATCAATTAGTGGATACAGCAGAAAGGCGAATGTTTGGGCTTAGACAAAAGATAGCATCTCGGTATGACGATGTCCCTGGCATGGATTTATACGCACAAATTAAGTTAAACATATAATTTAATAATTAAAAGTGTTAATTTTAACAATAAAGACAAGTATGAATCAGTTATATTTGCATGCATAAATAATATAATTCATTTAAAAAAGCCTCTAATTTTCAATGTTTGTGAGTATTAAGCGGTTAAAAGCAATTTTCAGCTTAACCCAACAAAGCATTCCTTATATCTATAAAGGTTATTCTTGAGGTAAATGTGACTTATTCAAGTTGTTGCCAAACAATGCTAAAGTTAAATGCTAACTCTCCATTGTTCAAATTGAATACCAAAAATGTTGCATATGTAAAATCAGTAATAGACCAATGAGCCAGCGCATGACACAATTTATTTACTTCAGAGCTTAATAAAATAATTCATATTTATTCCACCTTGTCTTCCAGTTATGTATTACATTACACTCCGTTTCATACTTTCGTCTCCGACCAACTCCAAAAAAAGAAAAAAAGAGAAACCAAGTATTACCTCAGTTTCTCTTCTTAATTTGGTTATAACAGATTAGGGTCTGTCTCTTCTCCGTTCTGATAGCAATAGATGTCTAAATTTTCAGTAGTCATCCATTGGCAATTATTAAGTCTGAATCCGTATTTCTCCTCGATGGTTGAGAGAAAATCTTCAAAATCCTCGTAATTCTCCGATTCTCTCAGTTCTTCATCCGTCAGCTTTATGATATTCAAACAGCCGACACAAAAATCTAAAATCAATACATACTTGGGTTCCATAATTTCAATCTTCTTTTAAGTTATACCTTTTAATCAGTTTATATACAGTTGATTTTGAAAAACTACACCCCTGAGAAGTAACGAAACCCTCCTTGTTCAAAGTATCCGCCATGCTTTTCAGGGTATATTCTTCCTTGATTAATGTCCGAAGCATCGCAACGGCTCTTTTGTTATTAGGGTTGTTGTCAGCTTTCTCCTTACAACTTCTGATACTGTTCCGGATGGCTTGCTTATGCTTATCCATCAAGTGCTCAGGATTACCCAATTTAAATCCTCTGCTTTTCTTAGCCTGCAATGATGCTTTCGTTCTGGCTGCTATTAATTCAGCTTCGTATTGAGATATTGCAGACAGAATATGCAGCACCATTTTGTTAGCCTCAGGGAAATCGCAAAAGACTATATCCACATCACTTTCTAATAGGTTGGATAGGAATGAAACATTTCTTGCCAGCCGGTCCAGTTTGGCTACTATCAATATGGCTTCTGTTTTCCTGCAAAGTATCAACGCCTCTTTAAGTTTGGGTCTGTCTTTCTTCCGACCCGATTCTATTTCAACATATTCAGCAATCGGAGTTTTGTCATGAAGATGTTTTTGTATTATCTCCCTCTGTGCCTCAATTCCCAATCCTGAATATCCTTGCTTTTGTGTACTTACCCGGAGATAAGCCACGTATTGGTTGTTGTTCTTCATTGTTATTCGTTTTTTAACAATAGTTCCACAAGTTAGATGCTCGTCTAATCTATGGAACCATTCACATTGGTTCATAAAAAAGGCTTTCCATGAGATTTCGAGTTCTTATAAATTCTACTCCCTCCCAGAAAGCCTATTATCACATATTCCGATTTCTCAGAGAACAGCTAATACCTTATGATGTTGTATGTTTCAGCAATCCTCCTTTCATAATCGTCCGTTTTCTCTACAAGTTCATCCACCTCAGAAACAAGCATGTCAAAGCAGATGCCCTCTCTCTTGTCTTTGATTTCCCCATCCTCACCAAGAAGACAGACTTCAAACAGGTCCACACCTTCATTCAATACTATCTGAACTTTTCCGGTGTGCTTGAATCCGCTGACCTTGAATTCAAGACCACATGTTATTACTTTCACTGTTTCAATCTCAACTCCCCAAGACATAAGGACGGGGAGATTGGATTTCAGGATTGACCAGATATATACGGCCAATTCCAAATCATTATTCTTGTCTCTTTCCATGACTCTGTGTTTTTAAATCCATCATTCTTTTCTGCTTTTTCGTAAGGACTTCAAACCTGTAGAAATCCTCGTCACAGTTCATACACTGGAATACATAGCCTTCAATCCTTGATTTTAAAAGCATACGTCCGCATTTAGGACAGAACCTTCTCGTTTTCATATCCGTTGCCGTTTATCAGTTTATATTCGTCATATTCTTTCCAAAGCATCCGGTAATCCCTGCATATCCTCTCGTAATCATCCAGTCTCAAGTGTGGAAAATCTGTGGAATACATTTCATAAAGGTCTTCGGGAGTTAAAGTCGGGTCATAGTTCAGCATATCGTAAATCTCATCCTCAAATTCATAAGGACTGAAATACGGGTCACTTTGCGTATGGGGATATACATCGGTACACTCCTCTATGATATGCTCTACAAACAGCAGGCTCTTCATCAGGTCCTTCTTGACAGTGATTTCTTCATCAGTATGAGGATTATAATAACCGCATGAGACGTTGATGCAGGAGACCCCAAGCCCTTTCTCTTTCAAAGTCAGAATATCGGTCATCAAGCCGTTCTCCTCCATGTAACCCCATTTTTCAGGTTCAAGGGCTTCTATAAACTTTTCGGAACACAAGTCAGAATATCCGATACTTGTAATCAGATCCGAATCACCCTTTCTGTCAGGCTGGATAACGAACCTTACATCCTCGAAGAAAGACATCACCGCTTCAGAACTTCCCCTGCATCCCGTTTCCTCTTCCCTGAAAAAGGCTACTTTAACGGCATCATATTTCTTCAGGCATTCAAGGCAGATAAACACTCCGTTCTTGTCATCGGCTCCCAAATTCTCAAACCTCCTGTTCTTTGGCGAATAACCGAATATGATTTCCCTTGTCTCTAACGCCTTGAAATCCTTTGAATGGTTGCAGTGTGATACCTGGTCGATATGGCTCACCAAGCAAGGATAGGTCTCAGCTTCTCCCTTTACTACATACAGGTTCCCGAATTTATCCTTTGACACGGATATGTCTCCGGGCAGTTGTCTTATATAGGAACAGAGGAACTTCACCATCTTCCGCTCCTTTCCACTGGGACTGTAGATACTATACAGTCTCTTCAACAGTTGCGTATTCATGATTCATCTCTTTTTTAAGTTTATAACCATACGGGAGATTGGTACTCGGATTTACTTTGTCAAATACATCCTCACCGAACTCCCATACATCTTCATTCTCAATCAATCCATCCAATGTGTCTATACTAATGGACTTCTCCTCATAGATACCTTCCGATTCATTCCAGATATTAATCCGGGTTATATCGGTGTAATCCTCGTACCATTCACCGTCATATTCTGAATAGTACCAGTTCTTCCGCTTGAACTCATCCTCCGCTTTTTCCATACACTCCTTGCAGCAATAATGCTCTTCTGTCACTTCGGAGTACTCCGCATCATCTTCCAGCAGGTTCTCCCCACAATTGTCACAGCATACACAGTCATCCTTATGGTGGTATTCCTCTTTGGATTCTATCCATACAAAATCATCCAGGTTTTCGGAATCTACATTTATCTCATTTCCATGCAGGTAGCAGAGTGTGGTATCATCACAGTCGTATTGGTGATATTCATCCCATAGACTTTCATCCTCATCCTCATCTTCATCAGTATCGCCATAAAGGTTCAGGTCTGTGGTGTCAAGGGTATATGAGAAGCTGGAGTTTTCGTAGTTATAGGCTTTGTTCTGATTATAACCATACCATTTGAAAGAATCCTGATAGGAAAGCGTGTCTTCCATGTCCAAATCACAATCTATTTCAAATTTTCTATCAGACAGAGAGTTGCCACAAACATCCACAAAGGAATTTGCATCATGACAGGAAGCGCCAATCACCTTATAGCCGTCAATATAATCTTCCTGAATAAGTTTATCCACCAGCAGGCGTTTCAATGCATCATCGCCTTCCGAGGAATACTGTCTTTCAAGCAGCCTCCATTTCCTGCCATCCTGATCCGTAACCTCGGTAAACAGAATGGACCTGGCTACAATCAGACCTGTTTTATCAGTTATGTAAGCAGCCTTGGACTTTACCGAATCACGATAGAATGAAGTACGGTTCCTGTCCACCATACATGAATTGAAATCACCTTTACAGTAATCACTGTCATAGATCTTCTCAAACTCATCGTTGACATGTAATTCTATACCGGAAGTATAGCCATGAGTATAAGTGCACCAATGCTGGGTGAACACATCCCCGGCAATCCAGTTTACCACACAGGGAGAAAGAAGTTTCCCTATCTCTGTCTCAAGGATAAGCTCCCTCATGAACTTGCCGGCCCTCATCTTGAAGACTCGGTTACGTTCAACGTTGATATAACGGATTGAATGTTTGTCAAGGTCCTCACACAAGCCTCTGAATTCGTCGGTCTCATATTTGGAGGAATAGTATGTTTCACCTATCAGTTCCACTTTATGGGGCAGCTTTTCATCATTCTTTCCCGAACTCAAAATGGCTTCAACCGTTTTCTTCTGTAGGTCAGCCATATCACATATACGCAGCAGGGCATAGTCGTTATGTTCCCTGCAATACTTGAGTAGTGCAGGGTTTTTCAGATGGCCCAGCAGTATCCTGTTCTTTCTTACCACCGTGCCATTGTCTCTCTTTTCAAGGCCGAAACAGGCCTTGAATCCTTCGTAACCATAAAAATTATAGTATAACATAATCTTCTGAATTTTAAATTGTCAGTAAATAAAAAAGGAGGGATACTTCCTTTTAATCGGAAATATCCCTCCCCGGAATATTAGTTCGGTATGTTTCAACCGTTATGAAATACTGTCGTTATCCAGTATTCCTGATCCCATTATCTCTCTGGAAATCTTATAGTAAACTTCCTTTTCGGCCATCTTCTTGTAGATTTGAAGAGTACCTGGTGTAAACGTATTCAAGAAGAATACTTTTTAAAACCATCGTCTTGTCTTTTTCAGAGTAGATGAAGTAGTAGGGTTCCTGATCACCATATCTGTTTGTAAGAATGACCTTCCCCCTGTATTCTCCACGGTTGAAAAAGCTGTTGTATTGTTCCGTAATGTTTCCGTCCGTCGAATCCGTCTGAAAATAAATGTCCAGATAGAGCTTGCCTTTCATCAGTTCTACCGCCTCGACCATACTGTTCCAGGAATTACCTTCCTGTCTGTCCCGGCTGATGAACAGGCGTTTGTCTACGGATTTATATTGATACCGACCTGCTTCTTTTATGATTCTTTCCATAGTAGCAGGAGTTGTTGCCAGGAGTTCGGAAGAAGTAAGATTCTTTATGATCTCTATTTTCTTCTTCGGAGCATATCTCTTGAAAAGCTCGTCATTGATATTAATTGCCATATTGTCTCTATTTTTTTATGAAATACTCAATGCCGGAATGAACCAGAATATAGTAGTCTTTCGTCACTCCACATCTGTTCTCATAGGGGTTATAAAACTGTAAAGCAAGCATCCCGTACAACTGAGGTACATGCTTCCTGATCTTATTAATCAGCCATCTGTAATTGACAGGCTTTATTCCTTTCATTTTCCTGTTCCATTCCGCCAGGGTCATATCGGAACAGCAACACTCATAAACCATGGTCTAAATAAAAGGTAAATGACAGTCCTCCAAAGCTCCGGACTCAACTATCTTCTTACATATCTCATGGGAAGACTTGTTTCTCAGGTCATATCCGTAACCTTCACTTCCCATGATCCTTATCACTTCAACCATACTTCTGAATAAGGTCTGTTGCAGGGTCCTGTGGAATGTAGTTACTGCCGAAGCGAACCTCTTTTCATTCCACCCGTAATCGTTCAGGGCATGTTCAAGTTCTTTTGCAGCCTTGAATTCCCTGCTGTTTTCCAATTCTTGTCTTTCCATAGTGTTTTTTATTTCTTGTTTTGTTTATTGATTGATGCATTGAGTGAGTTATACACCCGGGCAAACTTCCTTCTCTGCTCTGTATCGGTAATGGAACTTACGAACTTGTGCATCACCACTTTCTTCCTGTCATCCCATATGATACGTGCTTTATCCACACCTTCCACAAACATGATATGGGGATATTTGCCCCATTGCTTTAAAGTGCCGTCATTGATAAGCTTTTGAATCTCTTCGGGCATTGAATTTCTGTTACGGTCAATACATCTTATTCTGCTTTCTTCACGTTCAATCGCTGTACGGGTCTTTTCAATCTCTTTCTGTATTTTGGAAAGGGTTTCATTCTGCCTGTCCCAACGTTTCATCGTTGAATATCCGTTTCTCTTGTCGTTAAGGGGTTGTCCGTTGGCACTCTTCACATCGGAAAAATGCTCGTTCAGTTTTCTATTAAATCTAGCCTGCTTCTTTTCCAGGGAAGCTTTAAGTATATCCAATCTGCTCATATCATTTATTTTTAAAAGGGTTCAACAAAAAAGGGAGAAAGACCATGTTTGTTATATTCTGATCTTTCTCCCTTGTGAGTTAATTTATTTTCAGGCCTAACTCAAAAACCATCCGTAATTCTCCGTATCCTCACCGTTCAAGGCTTTCTGGATACCAACTGCAAAATCAGTGCAGTTCTGATTTCGCTCCAGGAACTTGTCTATGTAGGATTGTTTGGCGGCGTCATTAAGAAGTTGCATCAAATCCCAACAGGTAATATTCTCTCTGCCACGTAACCCGAAATTAGGATTATCCACGTAGTTTTTGGTTGCCGCATTGACATTGGAATCACCTAAAATCACCTTCGGCAGTTCTCTAAGTTGTGATGCAGGCAAGACTTGATACAATCTCAATCTGCCTATAATCTGACAGAACTGTTCCTGTGAAACCTTGGTTCTTCCCAAGTTCTCAAGTAGTCTCAAATTGTGTTCCGGATTGAAGTCCTGGAATAACCGTAGCGCCGAATTGTAAATATCAGTGTCACTCATCACTTCCAGTCGTCCGGTCAAGCCATCATTTGTCAGCATTAGATTTGAACATACACGCACACGCCAACCTATGAATATCTTGAATTTTTCAGGTGATTTTCGGGTATACAGGTTCTCCTCGTTCAGACTTCTTACACCGCCGATACATAAATGTACCTCCTCGCCGTTCATCATTCTGCTCATGGAACGGATATGAAAACAGAAAGCCATACGTTGATAATAGATGGTCTCGTCCTCAGGTTTAAGCTCCTCCTTCCTTTTGGTCAATGCACTCGGCACCCTGCCCAGGATTTTATGTGAAACTCTGATCTCTGTGTTTCCAATGTTCTCACCTGTAAAATAGCTCCTTGCAGCATCCTCGATCCGGTGTATGAATGTCTGGTGGCTGATTGTTAGCTGGTTGTCACTGAAGCTGGGTACGATACAGTTTCTTTCAAGTTCTTCAAGCGTAATACCCGAAGTGTTACTTTCAATAAAATTGGGATGCTCCTCCTGTTCCTCTTCCGATACGATTACTGCGTCTTCGATAAATTCAGGTTTAAGCATACCCATTCCGCCCATCATTCCGATTGTCCCTGGAATGACAGTAAGTTCATTAGTCATTGTTTCCATACTCTTTGTTATTTTTTGGTCGGTTAATAAAATGCGATGAAAAAACAAAAAGCCAAGAGGTGTCATTTCTTTGCTTTTATGAATATACCTCTTAGCTTCTTTATCCCTTTGAGTATTGAAGTTGCTACCTCCAATACGGTTATTATTACGTCTGCTTTCTTGTCATAATCCATTCATCAGACGTACTATCAGTTTTCAGTCGCAACATCAACGGCCTTGACTTCACCCGTGGCAATCTTCTTTTTTCCGAATTTGCCACTATACTTCTCCGCAAGCTCGATTACTACGGAACCTGCCACGATAATCTCGGCCACATAAGCTGCGACCTTCAATCCTTTAATTAAATTTCCCATGTCTCTTAGTTGTTTTAAATTGTTAGTTATTATTTCTATTCTTATATATATATTTCTCATATATAAGGCTTTGAGGGGAAATCAAGGAAGGGGAGAAGAAGAAAAAAATAAACCAATCTTTCGACTGGCTGTGATAGTTGAACCGTTGTAAATAGCTCCTCGCATTTACTTGGCCTATCATGCGGCATACATTCGTTCGTGGGGAACTTTTATGTCTTGTCCACATACTGGAATTGCTACGCATCATCGAATCGCCATCTTATCCATCGTCTGAAAATAAGCGTGACCCGGTAATTGTTTTTATCATTAATGCTTGAAGCCGTACGCACTTTTCATTGCAGTGCTGAATAATGCTCCAAGCTTTTTTCTCATATATAAGAGTTTGAAGGCTTTGGAGAGGGAAAACAAGACGAGGTTGTGTCAAAACGTTGGCACAACCTCATTTATATTTTAAGTTCTGCTATATTTTCTTTTGGCTATGCTACTTTTTC